GCGGGGTCGTCCTCAGCCGGAACCTCAAGCTCGACCGGGGCCGGAGCCGGGGGTTCGGCGCTGGCCGGGATGGGCGCGGTAGCGACAGGGGGCGTGGCCTCATCCTCCCCGAGCTTGATGATGTCCGCGAAGGCGTCTTCGAATGCGTCAGCCATGAGTGTAATCCTTATTCGCTAGGCTTCTGGTTGAGTTTCTTCAGGAACGTTTCAAGGAACTGCGCCTGCCCCTGGAGCAGGGGCACCTGTGGGAGCGGACTGCCCACCAGCAGGTGCTTGACCCCCTCCAGCTTGAGGCCCAGCAATTCCACCAGGGCTTCCCCCTCCGGGCTGGTCCGGTTGCGCAGTAGGATCGCCAGCAGGTATTCCTCCCGCTCCCTTGGTGACTGCGACGGCATTTTGTACACCCTTCTCCATAAGTTGCAGAGCCGCGTCCACAGTAGCGGCGTCAGCCACGGCAGTGTTTTTCTGAGCCTGCGCGATCTTGTTGAACGCGCTAGCGAGACCTTCCCTGATCTGAGCCTCGATAAGGTTCTGCTGCTGATCGGCAGTGGCCTTGTTCGTGGCGTCCTGGGAAGCATGAGCGCGCTTGCTGTCGTCCTCGCTGAGCAGGATGTCATCCATGTCGCGGGCCTTAAGTTGCGCGCTCGTGAGCTTGCGCATGTCAATCTCGATCATCTGCTCAGGCTTGAGAACCTGAACCATGCTGTCGGCCTGCATGCCGCGTAGCTCTTTCGCCATCAGCGAAGTCGCCCCGCGAGCGATGATGTCGTACTCGCCATCCGGGGCCAGTTTCGGGTTGAACTTGCGGTTGAACTGCACGAGCGAATGAATGACGCTCATGGTGAACTTGTCGAACGAACGGATGACATCCTTGAACGGAAGCGCCGCGTCGCCACGGAGCATGGATGCTCCAGCCGCCGTGCGCATCGGCTCGCTGGGGGACTGCGCCATGTCGCCACCCGTCGCCGGACCCACGAACGTCTCGCTGTCCGCGAACTTCAGGCCAAGCTCGATCACCTTTACCAGTTCGTCCAGGTAGGACTTGATCTCGACGTTGCGGATCGCCGGCCACTGAGCATCAGCCCCTGTGCCCTCGCGAAGCCACACGGTGTACGCCGCGATGGCTTTCTGATCCTCGCTGGGTCGCAGCAGATCAGTGTTGACCTCAATGATGGGTCCGCACACGACGCTGGCGTTGTCGAGCAGCATGCGCGTAGCCGCGCTCACCATCATCTGACTGTCGCGCATGGCGTTGGGCAAACCCTGGCCCATGGGGCTCGTGTCGTCCTCGTCATACAGGAACGTATGGATCATCGGCACATCAACATCCATGGTGCGCCACGGGTTGATGATGGCCCTGATGACGTTGGCCTCCAGCATCCATATCTCGGCGTCGATATCCCGCGCCATCTTGTCCTCGGGAACCTCCACGCCGACGCTGGCCAGCATCGCTCCCGAGATCGGCCCGTTCCATATGATCACTTCATACTTCAGGGTCTCGATCTTCATTTCGTTGACGTTGGTCTTGACGCCCATGACCCTCAGGTCTTGCTCGTAGGTCTGGGGCCGATAGTTGCCTACCGGGTTCGCCTTGATGAACGTGTCGATAACAGTGGTGAAGAAATCGCCCCGGTCGCCTAGCTCGCGAAGCTGGTTGCGCGTCAGGACGCGACGCACGAAGAACCCATCCATCTTGTCGAGCGTCTTCGCCGACAGATCGGGGTAGAAGTCCCACACCGGCAGAAACTCGAAAAAGGGCTTGTAGACCTTCGTCTTTTTCGGCACCGGCGTCGCGCCGTTCATGCTCCACGTGACGCTCTCGGCTTCCTTGGCGAACGGGCCGTAGAGCACGCCTGGGCCATACATCACACCCGACATGAGCACCTGTCGGTTGAGCGACACATAGTCGTTCGACTGCGCGCCGCCAAGCTCCATAAGCTGGCCACGGATCAAGTCCTTCAGGGTGCATGCGCGCTTGGTGGCGTAGCGCTTGATCGCCGCCAGACAATACTCGATGTCGACCGTGGGCGGGTCGCCGCCAGCCTCGCTGTCAGCCTTCTCGGCGGCGTCCAGGGCTTCCTTGACTTCCTCGGGCGTAATGTCCGGCCACGGGCTCGCCGCGATATCCCAATTGTCCTCGTTGCCTTGGAACATCAGGTTCATGATGCGCGAGACAACACTTATGACTTTCGTCCTAGTTATTTTTGGGTACGCCCTCGACCTGTTCTTGGCCATCAGGGTTTCCACGTCGGGGTCGTAGATACCCAGGTACTGCCGCTGGTTGTTCAACCAACGAAGCTCAAGGATGCGCCTGTCCGCGACGTAGGTCATGAACAGCGAGTTCAGATACTGCCCCAGCGTCTTGAGCGCGTTCGCGTCAATCATCGCGGTCGGGGACGACGCTGGGTCGGCCACGGTTACAGCCGGCGGCTCGATAGTCGCGAGCGCCTTAGCAGTGTTCATGGTGGGCGTTACGTCCATCTTATGTTACCCCAAACATGCGCATGCGCTGCTCCAGCGCGATCTTGTAACCTACCATGTAGCGATACTGCTCACTCAGCAAGCGGCGCTCATCCGGGGGCAGCGTCTTAAACGCCTCGCCATCCAGAAACGCTCCGAGCTTCCTGATCTTCTCACTCAGTTCGGCTTCCTCGACAACCACACGCTGTTGGTGCGGTAACATCGTGCGCTCCCTTGCTTCGCTACCTTATGTGGTACGACGCGCCAGTGTTGGGCTCCACGTAGCCGAAGCTGCGGAACCTATGTTGTGGCCTACCATATTTTTCTTCCTTCTGCATACCCCGATGGAAGTAGCGACACAGATATCCGAAGCCATCGCCTACGTGAGAATACTGGTTCTTCTCGGGGTCGGCACCCTTTAGGATATCTTTCTTGGTGTCCATGGCGTAGCGCCAGCCGCCTTTCAGGGCTCGGATAAGCTCAACGCAAGACGGGTCGATCTGAAGGGTAGGAAACCCTTCGGTATATCCAGAGGCGTAGTAGTCTATCGCATCCAGACGCAGGGGAAGTCTGTTGTTGGTCTCTATCGTAACCTTGAAGTGTTTCTTGAACTCATCCACGACGGTCTTCTCATCAGTCTGCGTTCTATTTGCGGCCGCTGGGTCAGGCGCGATGATAACCTGCTGGACGTTCGGGAACTTGTTGCGCAGCAGGGGGACCAAGCGTTCCTTGATCATGCGCGCCGCGCCCATGCCCTGCTGGACAAGCTCCGCGAAGACCTTGATCCGGCCGTCGAAATCCAACTGACCCAGGACCATGGCGCTGCCGGTTATGCCTGGGTCCAGCCCCACGATCAGTGGCAGGAACGGGTTGTAGACGAGCGGCCTCTTGGCGACGTGGTTGTCCGCCCGGAAGCTGGAGACGACGGCCTTGCCCGCGATGCTGAAGCCCCATTCGGCGTCGACGAACTGCCGCACCCACGCCTCGCTCTTGCCTTTGCTCGCACTGATGTAGTAGCGCCGCCCGCCCTCTGGGTTCGCAGCGCTGCCCCCTGGCAGGTTTTCTAGGTTCTCGGCCTCAGCGCTCATGCCCGAGGGCTGATGGTAGTAGGTGGCGTTCGGCAGGCCACCCTCCGTCTCGGTTATGGCCGCGTCGTACTCGATCTGCGCCGCGCGGTTCTTCAGGCCCTTGCGGACAGTGAAGTCCTTGGAGTTGTGCAGGTAGTCGAACCACCAGTTGTCCTCGGTGCTCGGGTTGGAAGAGCCCCACATGCCCCAGATGGTAACGGGCGTGCCGTCCGGCTGCTTGTAGCGCCCGAGACGGGCCGATAGCGCATCCACGATGGCTCGGGGAATTTCAACGAACTCATCCAAGATGGCGAAGTTGATTTCGAGCGACAGAACTCTTGAGATATCCTCGGGTGTGTCAAGCGCCCGGAACATCACTATGCACTCGATGTCGCCGAAGCGCAGGGTGAAAATCTTGTCGGTGGCGTTCCACCTGCCTGCTGCACCATCCTTAAACCAGTAACCCCAGGACACGAGCGTCGTGTCCTTAAGCTGCGGCATGGTGTTACGCACGATGACCGCGCGGGTGCGGCGTATGCCGTCAGGGCTCGGGGCCTGGAGGCTCGCCATGAGCAGGAGCTTGAAGAACAGTCCCGTGGTCTTGCCCGAGTTGTGATGCACACAACCATCCACAGTGACGTAGTTGTTCGTGTCGAGAACCTGAATGTCCCAAAATTCCTGCTCGACTTCCCGGCGCTTAACGCTCAGTATGGTCCTGTTGGTAATGGAGTAACGAGATGTCACCCCTCGATCGGATTGTAGATTTTTGTGATGGCGTTCGATCATCCGTGGAGATCGCCCGCTTATCAGGGCTGAACCCTCGCCACGTTCGCAAACTGATGTTGCGCCACGACCTTCCCCGCCGGAAGGAGGGGGCTGGCGCAGGGGCGCTAAACCACCAGTTTCTCGTGGGTCGGATAATCGACAGCGACGGCTATGCGTGTCTGTCGGCCCGCCCGCCACGAGTGCTGGAGCACCGCCAAGTGATGGAGAAAGCGCTAGGTCGGCCACTCTTGCCGCGAGAAGTCGTTGACCATAACGATGGGCTGCATCTGCATAACGACCCAACCAATCTACGGCTGTTCCCATCCAATGCGGAACATCTTCGCGCGACGATTTCCGGGCGTGTTCCTCGGTGGTCCCGTGAAGGTCGGGCGAATATGTTTCTAAGACATCGCCAGCCCGAAGCTCTGACACCCGTCGATATTTACCGTCAGCGCAAAGCAGCAGGTGATGTCCGGCTGCGTCAAATTCTCCTTGCGGCGTTGTCACTCGGAACAAATAGTCCCTACCTTTTAGGAACCCACCACCACATGGAGAAAGCTGGTATCGACCCGTCGTCACGTCCAGCGATAGAACGCGGTCTCGCTCAGTTACTTGCGAAATGGGAATAGGCCCACGGTCTGTACGCACCAAAGTTTCAGGCGCAATACAGCCGACGGGGCCTACAATCCATGAATAGAAGAGATCGCCGATACGATAATCCTTGATGAACGCCCGTACAGTTGGCGGCGGGGTATAGCGGACTACAGACGTTACCATTCTCTCGTAACCCCTCCAGGCCCCCGCAGGGGCGGACTTGTGCCGTGCCGCCTTCGGCGGGGTTGGGAACCCCAGCGCAACGCGCGCTGGAGCCTGTGCGGGAAGCTATGCTTATTCCGTGTCGGCCGGAAGCTCGCCTGGAGCCAGCCGGCTGTCGTCGGGCTCAAGGTCCACGACCTCGATAGTGCGCGTGGTGGTGGCGTGCAGATGCAGCGGCGGCTCCTCGCCGACGCGAACGATCCGCGTTGATCGGGTTTCTTGGCCCCGATAACGGTCGACAGCGGTGATTGCCACTGCGTGACCGGCCGTCTTTACTATCACTCGTGTGGTCATTTTACATTCCCCTCCAGGGCCTTTACAAAATCTTGTGGACGGCTGCGCCAAATTCGTCGAGCAGGGCGATCAGGTCCGCCTTGACGAGGCTTTCGACGCCGCCGACGTTCTGGAAGAACGTGTGGAGCTTACCCGCAGAGCCCTTGGCGGCGGCGAGCGCGTGCTCAGCGCTAACAGCGCTACCCTGAGCGCTACCCACGGCGCTCACGTAGACGGGAGCCTGTCCCGGCTCTTCCGGTTTGGTTACTTCATCAACCATCTTACTTCTCCTTTAGTTATCACCCAAGTTCATCACCACTTGGAAGTTGACGCCACCCAGGGTGTTGGCGTTTTTCTGGTCCATGCTCGCGTCGAGACCTGCGGCGCGAACTGTGAACTTGATCATGTCGGCTTTGACGGATGCCGGCGTGTCCGCGTCATGGATAAGCGCGAAGCTGGTCTGAAGTAAGACCAGCGCCTGGGCCTTAGCCTTGAGCTTGAATGTGACGCCATCCTTCTTGAGGCTGTCCAGGGCCTCTTCCACGGCGCGTATAAAGAGGGGGTCGGCGCACAGGCGCTGGTAATCCAGCCTGTCCAGGCCGTAGGCTCTGAAGATCGCATCGACGGGGCGCTCAGCCAGGGCCACTTCCAGGGGAAGCGTGTCGGGAAAGCCCAACTCTGACGGGTCGTCAGGGGCGATAACCATTAAGTTCGGTGAGGTCTTACCCACTTTCTACATTCCCCTCCGGGGCCGTGCCGCCTTCGGCGGGCCTGTACGAATAATGTAGAGGACTAACACAAAAGAAAACGCCCCGCCAGAGCGAGCCTGCGCCCCCAGGGGCGGTATGTCAACCTGTGCATAAGTCTATAGTATAGTTTTCAAAATTTTTCAGATTTTACGTGCGGGTCGGTGCAGACCCCCAGGCCCTCGCAATAAAAAACCCCTTCGGGGGTCGTTTCTCAGGAAAAGAATTACTTCCGTTAAGCATAGACACAGACGACGCTTGACGAGAGCCTCGATCTATACTATGCGCGAACATTAACGGGACGCCGTGTCCCGTTCCACGTTGTTTGACGGGACTGATAGGGTGCGCTATAGTTTGATTTCTGCAATGGACTAAACAGGAGGAACACTTGAAAGACTACAGCATGACCAGCGACACTCTCGGCGCGCGGCTCGAAACGTTCAAGCAACGCGTTGATAGCGCTATCACAAGCGCCTCGACGCTCGCGGATACGATCGAGTATAAGCGCGTCGGCGGCCTTAACTTCCTCAGTGTCGGCGCGCTTCGCCTGCAATGGTCAATCAAGGGCCAACGCAAGCAACGCGCTACCAAGCCGGTCGCGTATAAGCCGGAACCCGTCACGTCTAACCCTATCGCCAGCGAAACGACTGTACCTAACTGGCAAGAGCGCATGCGCATCGGGACGAATATGTCTCGCTGAACTGTAACGCATACCCAGGGCGTGGGATGGTCTCACGCCCTACTTAACGAGCCACTTCAAGGAATAGTACCATGGTTGATATGATCAAGGTTTCTCTCAACACCCGCCGTCTAGTCGCCACTGTTAGCGCGAACTACGCCAAGCTTGTCGCGAACGTTAAAGCACGCTTCGAAGATGCGTCCGATACGGAAGTATCGGTTGTCAATGACCTGCTCGTTGGGCGCATCGCCTATGTTCTCTCGACGCAAGGCGACACTGGCAAGCCTGAGGATTTTGTCGAGGTCGCACAAAAGCTGGTCGACAACGATAAGACAAATACGGTGTATTTGTCGGCCCTCAAGTGGGTCAACCGTATCAGGACAGCCGCTGGCTTCCCGTCCAAAAGCGGGACATCCAAGGGAAACAAGGGACGCACGCGCAAGAAAGATAAAGCGACAAGCGTTACCGCGCCTATCGTCGCCGCGCCCGTCGTTACCGCGCCCGTCGTTACCGCGCCTCCCAAGCTCGCGCTCAAGGTTACGGATAGCGTCACAGTCGGCGACAATATCCGCGCTCTGTGTGCCGCCGCAAACAAGCTCTTAAGCGAGAACGCCGCTACCATCCACGGTGACGAGCGTGACGCGCTTGTGGCCATGGTCGCGGCGGGGCGCAAGTATGAAGCCATCGTTAACCCGCTTGTCGAGAAGCCCAAGCCCGCGTCGGGCGAACGCCGCGCCGCGCTCGCTAAACATTTCAACAAAGCGCCCGTGTCGGAGCTTGCTAACTAACATCACTCTCACTCATGGACGGGACATTGTGTCCCGTCCTATTCCCGCTCACTAACATAGGTGGATCATGTTCCAGGTCATCGTAAAGTTCGCAGGCTCACTCTGGTTTATCGAGAACTATAACACTGCTATCGCGCTCACTAAGCTTGAGGCCGACGCTTCAGTCATGAGTCATGACGATGCGTTTGATTTGGCCTATGATCTAGCATACGAAGACGCCTACGCTCTCAACGTCGCCGGGGCGTACATGATCAACGTTGACACCCTGGAGTTAACCAATGTCTAGGACATTCCGGTCTCTCTTTCGCGTGGTAGATGAGCGCACGCTTAGAAACATATTAGACGAGCGGCGCAAAATTCAAATACAACGTGAGCGTGCAAGTCTGGTTAAGCGAATGCCACCTGGCGTTGTGCTATTACGTGGTAGGTTAGTCGATCAATAAATTAAAGCCCGCGCAAGCGGGCTTTTTTATTGTCGGGCCTCCGTAACACAACAATAATCTCGTAAGCCATTGATAAAACCCCCCCTTGAAATCAACTGACCTCCTAACTATCCCCTATCTCTTCCGAGTTCTCAGTCAGCTATCAATGGGTTACGCGGTTTTGCGTGATCTAGTGTGTGACACCGTAGTTTGTTGGGCTCGTTGCATTGTTGTGGTTGTGCAACTTTAAGTTGACTAACTGACCAAATGGTTAGCTAAAGGTTTCACAGACGCGATCTGTTAGCCATCCAAGTTGTTGTTTTGAGAAAGGTTGGTTCTTTGGATTTGTTGGTTAGGTTAAATAATAAGAACGTCACACCTACGCGACCCCATTTTGGTGTATTTTGTTTGGATGACACGCTTAAGTTGCAAACACACTCCGCCTAAAGTAAGGCCTACCATTTCACCCCTAACCACGAGGTCCGTCCTGGCTTGTTGAGCGTGCGCAAGGGCTTACACCTATAACACAACCCAATCGTGCTAACCATCCGACGCTATCTTTCGCTAACCCATTGACCGTTGACTGAGAACTTGTCACTGATACACCTAACCAACGGGACACCGTGTCCCGTTCGCGCTCGAATAGGGAGAAAATAAAATGCCTGGAATGAAAGCCTTCAGCCTGCTGCCGTGGAACTATCGCCCGTCGCTCAAGTTCTTGGGTGCGCCGCGACTGAATAACCGGATGCACGATTACACACACCACACAGTACCTCGTCTAGGCTACACATGGACCGTGGCGCGCCAAGCATGGGCAGTGCAGCAAGGGTTCTTCGTTCAGCGGTGCGCAACCGTCCCCTACGACATGGGCTTTGGTGTGCGCGTCTACGACATGGAGCGCGTGGTCATGCACGCCCTGGATGACTGTTGGGATCATCCCTACGCCCGCTATGTGACCGGCCACCCTGACTGGCACAAGATCGGCTGGGAGTACGCGCATG